TATCATTTAGTTTCTCCTCTAAAATACGCCTTTGAAAGGCACTTTTTTGATTTGCATTTTACTACGCTGACCTTTTGGTCCTGCGCCTAAGTTTTCTACAACTCTAGGTCCATCGATAGTCACTTCAGCTGTAGACACATTAGTTTGTGTGTTCTTATTTGCCATATCATCGTTTACAACGGTCATTTTAGCATTTGGATAAAGTGATCCATTTATATATTTTGCTTTCATGTTTTACTCCTAATGTATTGTTGGGTTTAGTAAACCTACTAAGTCACCCAAGTTTGCTTCCATTAAATCGCTAGCCTGAGTATTTGTAAAATTATCATAATACAACAACTTAGCCACACTAATCATAGCGCCAGCTAATAGTATACAATCTTCTTGTGATTTTCCACTATTATCTACTATTTTCATTAAAACACCAAAAATTCTTCTAATTTTTTTATCAGCTTCGGTTAAATTTTTTCTTTTATCCTTCAAAATCATAGGAACTATCTTTATTTTACTCATTTAATTGTCAAACCTAACATTTTTGTTAACATCTACTGTTTTGGGTTGTTTTTGTTTTCTTAAATTAACATTTGCTCTTAATTGTGCAATATCTTCTTGTGAATCTATACGATCAGCTGCTATATCCGCAGTTTGTTGCATTTTTTCTTCGTCTAAACCAAATCTAATTTGATCAGCCATTGATTTTCTCTCTAAATCACCTGCTTTTATGTTAATTTCTTGTTGTTTTAGATTTACTAGAGGGTCTTCACTACCTTCATCTAGATATTCTTGTTCTTCTTGTACCATTTCAATAGTCATTTCTGCTACTTTTTCAGAAATTTGTTGTTCTAATGCTTCTTGTATTTGAACTTGCACTTCTGGAGGTATTTGGCCGTTATATTGTTGAGCTGTTTGTTCTACAGTTTGTGCATTTTCTTCTTCTACTTCTTCTCTAGCTTGTAATCCTACGTGTTCCATAATATGCGCTTGTAATATTGCCATAGTAGGCGGATTGTTTTTAACTAAACTTGACGTCATAAAAGCTCTATGTGCATCCATGTGTGCTAAATGATTTTGTTGTCTAAATGCTATTAAAGATTGTCCTTTTAAAGAATTTGCATTTTCTACAGCAGGGTCTGCTGGTTGTGGTCCTTGAGGTGCTGGAAGTATAGCATCAATATCTTTAACACCTAAAGCTTGATACATTCTTCTATAAGCTTCATACATATTGTGAGAAGATGGATCAGCTTGAGCTAATTGTAATTGTGTTTGTGCTAAAGTAACACGCTGAGACATTGAAAAAATATTAGGGTCTGATACAGGGATTATATCAATGTCAGTACTAAAATCTTCTGCCTTTAAACTTTCTGTTGCATTTTCTCCTACATCATATGGATAGAAAGGAGGTAAACTTTCAGCGAAAATTTTTCCTAATAATTTAAACTCTTGTCTTTGAGCATAATGTAATCTTTTGTGAATAGCAGACATGACTCTCGCGCCACGTTCCATTAATGCCATTGTTGTTCCTACAGGAGCATTAGATCCTACACTATCTCCTATTTTTTGATCTGCAATTGCAGCGAATCTTGTACCTGCTTCAACACAAAAACCTAATAATTGAAATAAAGTACCACTTGGTTCTTTGTATGGTAAAGGAACTAATCCTTCTCTTAAACTTCCACCTGGAGCATCGACATCTCTAAACTCACCTGGCTGAAGAGGATTATCATCATCTTTAATTCTTAAACCTCTAGCTTTAAAACCAGCAGGTAGGTTAGCTAATGTACCAGCATCTAGTAATTGTCTAAGTGCTGCTGTTGCTGTTCTAGATAAACCACCCAACATGTGTATAAGACCAAAGCCATAAAAACTAAACCCAGGTAAAAATTTATAGTGAACAAAATAAGAAATCTTTTTTTGTTTTGGGTCATCTTCTTTGTAATTTCTATATATAGATAAAACTTTAGAAGATCCCTCATCTATAGTTACAATGTAAGGAACTTTAATTCCATCATCTGCATCGACCCCTGGTATATTAAGATCAACATGCATTTCCAATAATTGAAAACTATCTCTAGTGTAAGAGGTTTTTTTAATTCCTGATATTTCGCTTTCTCTTTCTTGAAGTCCACTCTCTTCATCAAAAACTTGTAATTCTATATCTCTGTAAAAACCTGCAACTTGTAGTTTGCGAATATCATTTTCTGATTTTCTTAATGTATGTGTTACTCTTTCACAAGTTGCTAAATCTGAAGCAAGGTAAGGAACATACAAATCATCAGAAGGAATAAATTTGGAAACAGCTCTTTCTAAACCAGCGTCGTAGTAAACTTTTTTAAAGGCTGAACCTGATAGTGGTAAATAGAAAAGTAAAGAGTCTAGGTCTGGATCGTATTCATCCATCTCATGCATAATTTGGTAGTTCATATAATCTTTAACACGTTGTGCTTGAGATTCTTTTTGTGGAGTTAGTGCTCCAACAATTTGAGTATTAACAGGTCCACCTGCTGGTAGTAATTCTTTGTAAGCTTGTGCTTGAAACTGTGTGATAGCCTCAGACAACATTGGGTGAGTAACAGAACTTGCTCCTGCAAAAGGCATTGTTCTTTCTTGGTGTTTGAATCCTAAAAGATCTAAACCTTTTTTATAAGTTTCTTCCCACTCTTGCCTAGAAGATTTATCATCTTCATATCCCTGACGAAGGTCACTTGAAATATTTCCTAACTCATCGTCATCTAAAACTTCTGCTAAGTTCATATCAAAAGTTGTTTCTAACATCTCTTGCTGTTCACCTACGATGGCTGAACCATCTTCTAATAATTCTATATCTGGCGCAAGACCTTCTTCAACTTGCATTTGTACCATTTGTGAAACTGCTTGTTCTTCTGCAGGTAAAAACCCGTTTGTTGTCGATCCTTCAATTTTTTTATCAACTGCCACTCTATGCTACCTCAAATATGTCCATATCCTCTGGAGTATACATAAATCCTCCAGATTTCCTATGAGTTTTACTAGGTAATAGCATTTCAGGTGTTATTTTGATAGCAAAAACTTCTTTGAAATTCTCAGCATTTTTTACTTGTTCATTTATTGCTCCAGGAGTATTAGCATATTCAGCATCATCTAGTTTAACTTTAATAATTTTAAATTCGGAGTTGTTATCTTTTGCTGCTTTTTTTAATATTTTTTCAATAGTAGATGTATAATGTTTTCCTTTAGGATCAACAGAATCTGGACCACCATAGAATTCTTCCATGCCAATACCTTTCATGTCTTTAGTTCTTTGATCTAAAGGAGTAGATGTTCCACCCCTTTGGCTGTAACGATCTGTTATATATTTACTAGGAGAAACAGCGTACCATTCTGCAGCGCCCTCTACCGCATCTTCACCATAAAGTCTGTTAGCGGCAATACTTAAATCATTTTTAATTAAAGCTGAGCCCCATTCAGTTCTGTTTTTAAAAGGTACATTAGGATATAAATACTTCATTGCACTTTCAGAAAGTGAAGTTTTTAACTCACTTAACATTACTTTTTCTTTTTCTGCTGCTTCAAAAGCTTTTTTCTGTAATTCTGTGAAGGTCTTACTCCCGCTGCAGCTAACTCCTCAAATACCATTTTATTTTCAACAAACTTATCTAAAAATTGTTGCATTTCTAAAGCGTCTTTAAACATAGGTCTAAACACAGTTTTATTTTTTAGAAAAAATTCTACAACTTCAGGGTTTAAATCTTGTGAAAGTCTATAGTCACCTGCAATCGCGTTTGCTCTTGTAGTTGCATTTGTATCAATAAGATCTCCTAAAGCTTTAGTCATTTTTTCTTCAAACTTTTTTGCTTGTTGTAAAATATCTGATTGTATTTCATCAGCAAAGGTTACATTGATATAACCTGCTTGCGATGATTCGTTATGTATTTTTAATTTTTCTGCATCTTTATATAATTTATCATCAAAAGCTTCTATTTGATTATAAAGAGCTCTATCTTGTGCTTTTAACTCGTCGGCATTATTAGTGTAAAGCCTGTTAATACTAACATCATTATCTACAAGGCCATCATCAAAATAAGATTTAATGTAAGGATCTTCTTCGGACAGTTTTTTTAAAGCTGATAATTTTAATTCTCTTGCTTGATTACCAACAGTGTCAATATTTTTTGTAAGAGTTTCTAATTCTTTCGCTGCAAGAGAACCTATCCCATCAGTTGCTACAGGATCAGGGTTAATGGCTAATCTATCGCTGGATCTTGTCCAACCTAAAACATATTTTTCATCAAAGCTGTGAGCTTGATCACCTGACTTTGTTACTCCAGGATCCATTGGTATGTATTCTGGTTTTAAAAATAGAACGTTTTCTCTATAACTACCTGACACATAGCCTGGTTCCATATAGCTATTAGCGTACTGAGGATTCTTTACACCTCCATACGAACTATTACCATAAGTAATTCTATCTATTCCTCTAATAGGAGCTTTACGTATTATTTTTAATAAATCATTTTTATCAATAGATACACCACTATCTTTAGTATTTTTTAAATAGTCTGTTAAAGCGTTATCATCTACTTCAACTTTAGGAATTCCTTTAGAATTTAAAAATTTGTATAGGGACTCCGCATCAGTAAATTTCTCGGGTGTGTTAGGGTCCATGAGTCTGGCTTCCAGTCCAGAATAAAAAATGTTTTCATTTTCTTCAGGTGAATCAATAATTTTTTTAGACTTGGGGTTTGTCACTGCTGTACCATCTGGAATAACATCATCTAAAAATTGTGACGTATCGGTATCTTGAGCTTCATAAGAACCTTCTTTAACTATTTTATTTTTAATAGAGTTGAGAATACTAGCTTCATTTTTGCTATAACTTTCTTTAAGTATTTTTGCTTTATCTATACCTGCGACGGCCCAAGCAGGAACTTTTCCAAAAATATTAGCTACCTTGACTCCTTCTATATCGTCTAAGAAATTATTAGATTTCTTTTCAGCTAAAGGCATGTCTATATCAAATATTTCTAAATCGTCATAAGATTCATAACCAGGTTGATTAATATATTTTTGAATATCCATGTAGGGATCTTCCTGTGTAATAGGGTTACTAAAAGCTCCACCATACTCAGAATTATCTTGATCAGGATCTCCACCTCTTGACATTTCTTTTGGTTCTCCTGCTATTTTATCTACAGCCCCCAAAGCAAAAGCTCCTGGAATAATTTTCAATAAATTACTCTGCATCTTTTTTAAAGTATCTATACTAGGGATCAGGCCTTCCTTTATGCCTTTTAAACCTTTTATATTAATTGTGTCCATAAACTGACCTACAGAATATGGAAAAGCTTCTTTTAGTTTTTGATAAATTTTAGGACTTTTTATCGCTAAAGTTCCTAAAGCTTTGGGAAAAGCAAT